CGAATGATGCAGGTTACAAACGTGCAGGTGCTCTCTGGGTTTCGGCGCTTCTTCCGGAGCTCAACAAGTTCAAGACGGGGACGCCGCCATCGGCCGCGACGAGCGACATGACGTATCTTTATACGAGCGCGGCAACGGACATCGAGCTCACGACGACGGAAAGCGGCCTGACGCGGACGGAGAAATATTTCGCCGACACGATTTCTCGCGAGTCCATCACGCCGGGGAGCTCGGGCAGCGCGACGTCCTGCGTTATCAAGGTACACAAGGACAATGCCGTCGCGAAACTCTTCGAAGGCCCGCCGCCAGAGTCGCCTGTCGATGTCTATGTCTACCGCGTGCACGAGCAGGACACGTCGCTCTATGACACCATCCTGCGCGGGAAGGTCGGGCAGGTCAGCTTTGAAGGAAGTGAATGTGAACTCACGGTCGATATGGACTCGTGGCTCTCAAAGGAGCTGCCAAACGGCATGAACCAGTATTACTGCAACCATGTCCTCTTTGACCATAACTGCAAGCTGAAGAGAGAGGACTATGCCGTCGAGTTCTTCATCGACTACGTAGACGGCAAGACTGTCATCCATTCCCGCACGCTTGCGGCTTATCCGTCTGGCTATTTCGATGGCGGACGTCTCTATTTCGGCGGCAACGTCCGCATGATCTCGAAACACGAGGGGGACACCATCACCATCAAGTATCCGTTCGTCGATATTCCGCACAACAAGGTCATCGTCGTGCCAGGCTGCGACTCGCTCTTCCGGACATGCGCGGCGAAATATCACAATACCATCAATTTCTCCGGCATCCCGTACGTCGCGCCGACCGACCCAGAGAAGAATCCGACGGGGCAGGGCGCGTACTGGGTGGACAGCCTCGTCATCCGCCGCGACACGGACGGCTTCGTCGGAACCATCAGCATGTAGGAGGTGACAGCATGGCAGGGCTCAACAAATACGTCGGCTGGGGCGTCACGACATTCCTCTTGGCGCTCCTGAACAAAGGCTCGAACAGCGGTGACGAAACGGCGCAGGAGCCGGATAATCTGAATGTCACGAGTGCGCAGACGAAGATTGGTTCGCCGATTCCCGTCGTGCTCGGGCGCGGTCTTGTCAAGTCGCCGATTGCTTCATGGTTCGGCGATTTCGAAGCGCGCATCTACACCGAGGAATATTCGTCGCACGCGTCGTTCTCAGCATGGCCGCTCGTGCTTTCCCTGATTGCCAGCGTACTGACGGCAAAGACGACAGGGCACATCAATGAGGACGCACAAGGGGAACAAGAAGGAAGTGCTCCTGTGGAAGGCGGCGAGGGAGGAAACGTCAGCAAGGTCAAAACGAAAGTCAAGGGGACGACGAAGGATGACCGCATCACGCCGCTCATCTGGTCGCTCTTTGTGTGGCTCCTGAACTGGCTCATCAATGGCCGCCATCTGAAGACTACCATCCAGAAGGGCTTCAAATATTATCTCGGCTATCAGTTCCTCGTTGCATGGAGCGGCCCGAGGATGCACCTCAAGCGCATCTATATGAATGAGAAGGAGGCTTGGGCGGGCGATGCGAGCCGGGACGTACTGGGCGGCGCTGCTTATGACATCGACATCAACGACGGCGACCTCTTTGGTGGCGTGGACGAGCAGGGAGGCTTCGTCGGCCACATGCATGCCTACCTCGGAGGCGATGCGCAGGGGGCGGATGCTTACATGGTTTCCATGATGTCCGGCGATTCTGTACAGCCAGACCTTCGCGGCCTCACGCCAGCCTATCGCCCGTTCGTCACCATCGTCATTCCGAAAGCCTATATCGGCAAGCAAGCGACAATTCCAGAGACATGGGTGGAACTGGAGAACTATCCCGATGCGCTCGGCCTTGGGAAAATCGGCGATGATGCAAATCCTGCCGAAGCCATTTATGAAATCATCACGAACAACGACTGGGGGCTCGCAGAGCCTGCGGACAATATCGACATTGCTTCGCTCAAGTCCATCGGAAGGACGCTTGCGGAAGAAGGCGTCGGCATCTCCATCCAGCTTTCGAGCATCACGAAGATGCAGTCGCTCCTTGACAAGATTTGCGAGCACATCAACGCCGTGCATTATTCCGACCCTGAAACGGGAAAGCTCGTATTCAAACTCATCCGCGATGACTATGATGTCGCGAAAGCGCCGCGTCTCGATACGCACAACTGCGAGAGCGTGAAGTTCACGCGGCTGGACTGGAAGCAGACGGTTTCGAAAATCTCCATCGAGTACACAGACGCTGACAACCGTTTCGAAGATGCGACCGTGCCTGCGAACGACCCAGCGGGCATCGAAATCAACTCGGACATCCAGACCGTCAAGAGCTATGATTACTCGTTCTTCACGACAGCAACGAATGCGAAGTGGTCTGCAGAGCGCGAGCTTCTTTCGCAGGCATACCCGCTCGCGACGGTCACGATTGATGGCAACCGCTGCTTGTCGAACCTGCGCATCGGAGATGTCGTCGTTCTGAACTGGTCTCCTTACGGCATCCAGAACATGGTGCTGCGCATCACGAATGTCGATATCGGGGATTTCGAGGAAGGAAAGGTTGAAATCGACGCGATGGAGGACGTGTTCAGCCTCCAGCGCACGGACATCGACTTCTCCGGCTCGACGGAATGGACAGAGCCCGATGCCTATCCGGAAGGCGTCCAGCACTTCAAGTACATGGAGATGCCGTATGAAATCATCAACGACACCGATACGTATGTCTCGGCTTTTGCGGCCGCCCCGGATGCGCAGACGCAGTCCTGGACGGTCTGGCGCCAGCCATACGGTGCGGCGTTCCGTTCGACGAACAGTCTGAGCAAATGGGCACCGGCAGGCAGGCTTGTCTATGATGTGGCAGAGTTCGGCGATGTCGAGGACACGGTCGGATTCGAAATCGTCGAGGACGGCGACAATCTGCAATACCTTGCGACGAGTACGGTGGATTTCACGGTCTCGCGGCGCGGGGCATATCTCATCGTCGTCGATGATGAAATCATGGCGTATTCGACGCTCCAGCAGCTGCCGAACGGCCATTGGTACATCAAGGGCGTCCTGCGCGGCGTCTGCGATACCGTGCCCGCCCAGCATTATGCACAGGCGGAAGTCTTCTTCATCCGTGCGGGCAATTATGCGAACGTCACGACCGGCGGCCCTGTCTGCACAGCGGGAACGACGACAACAGAGAGTTACAACATCACGACGGCGACGGTCAGGCATACGGAGACCTTCGACTACACGAAGGTCAAGAGCCTCACGACGAAGCGGCGCTCGGAGAGCCCGTCTGTGCCAGGTCATATCCGCATGAACGCTCATCTCGTGAAAGATGCCTATCACGCCAAGAAACTTTCCGGCGATGTCTCCATCACATTCATTCCGCGCAACAACCGGCAATCGTTCGGCATGGTTTCGCAGAACGATATAAGGGAATTCTGGACGCATCTGCCGTTTTCAACGGATACGGGCACAGATTATATCCTGCGTGTGACGTCAGGGAGTGCAACGAAGGATTACACATTCGCTGGTTCGCCTGCGATGCTGTCGTGGGCGACGTTCTGCTCGGACTTCGCGGCCATCGTGAATCCTGTCCGCTTCGAGCTTTATGCACGGAAGGACGGGCTGCTCTCCTACCAGCCGCAAGTGCGGACATTCGAATGGGCCATCCCGATGCTCTGCAATATCTATGCAACGGAAGGAGCTGCCTCTGCCGAGCTTTCGAGCTGGGGCAACGTGGACCGCATTACGATACCAGATGGAAAGATGCTGCTCTCGGACGAGCAGGTGCTCTACACGGACTCGCCGCTCTTCCTGCTCGGCACGCCTGCACCTGCAGGCACGGTCGTCGCGACGGGGAATCCAGCTACATCTTCAGGCGCCATCTATGCGCTTGACGGCACGCTCTGGATTCCGAATGGCGATGCCCTGCGAGCAACGGGGAAGGGGACGTACGAGCTCATCCATTTGGACAAGGGCTTTACTTTCAATTCTTGGTTCGTTTCTGGTTCCTCTGGCGGCATGGTGCAGAGCTATGAATGGACTGGGACGCTTATGATCGAGAGGTGATTTCATGGCAACGACAACGAAGAATCTCAAGATTCCACTGCTCGATGGGAGCAAGCCTTTCCGCACGGACACATTCAACGACGCGTTTCAGGCCATCGATGAGAACGCGCTTGCCAAGTCGCATGCTGCCGAAAAATCCCATTGGGACTTCTGGCAGCCGAACACAGCTTACAAGAAGCAGGACGTCTTCCGCACGACAACGATTCCTTCCTGGGGCTTCTGGGAGGTCACGAAGGCGGGCACATCCGGCGCTACGGAGCCGGTCGGCTATGGCGAGGACGATACGTTCACGGATGGGACGTGCGAGCTCATTCTCAGGAGATTGACGAAAGGCGGAGGTTTGGCGGATGTCGAGAGCATCCTCGACACCATCCGGAATGAGCTCGCGCATCGGGCGAACGTGCTGCTCCTGGCTGACGACGGCATCAGCCCGTTCATCACGCGTTTTGCGGCCGATGACGGCACGACGTTCGAGATGGGGAAAGTCTGGATTGGAAGCTCCGTGCCCGCTGGGACGGCGGCATGGTTTGAGACGAAAGGAGAATGAATCATGGCGAACGAAAAGACAGGCGTGCTCCAGTTCCAGCTCGCTGATGGCACGTATGTCGCAGGTTATCCGAAGACGACACTCTCGCAGGTCATCGGCGGACAGGATGCCATCGACAAGGCCAGGACAGACGCTGTTACGGAAGCGCTGGAGAAAGCGGGCGTGAAAACGTACACGGAAGGCACGGCTTACCATGCGAACGCGTTGGTGGCCGATGGCAGCAAGCTCTATCTCGTGATGAAGGATTTCACGGCGACAGCTGCGGATGCTGATGTGTCAGCAGGGGACATGGTTCTCATCAATTCGTCGAGTGTCACGACATCTTCTTCGGATGCGTTCATGACAACAGCGGAAGTCGATGCCTTGTTCGATGCAGCAGCGACGAGTTCGACGGGGGCATCGTCATGAGCAAGAAAATCATCACAGCTGAAGCCGCAAAGGAATTTGTCGTCAAGGCAGCAGAAAAGAAATACATCCTCTCCAGAGATTACGAGGAGGTACGGAAGGAAGAGCTCGACACAATCTTTCCGGCATTTGACGAATTTTCTATGGAGAACTGGATGAAGGCGAACTGCACGGATTATGCGACGGTGACGGAACTGCCGAACGAGTTCTTCCTCGAAGCTGCCACGCACAAAGTGACCTCGCTCAAGGGAGCGTTCGCCGGATGCGCAGCACTTACGTCCATCGCCCAGATGGATGAAACAAAAATCAGTTCCCAGTTTGAAACGCGTTACGTCACGGATTTCACGGGGATGTTCGATGGCTGTACGTCGCTGCCGTCTATCCTCGAATGTGTCTTCCAGTGCGACAGCATCACAGACGTCTCGCAGGTGGCCGGGATGTTCACAGGGAGCTCGGTCAAGACAGCGCGGCTGGAAAACCTCGACCTGCACGTCGCGGCCAGTCTCATCACGAAACCAGCCCAGCTCGGCGACCTCGACGCCGCCATCATCAACGGCTATTACATCAAGGTGGTGAAAGCGTCATGAGCGAGAAAATTGCAGACGATTACGGATTCGAGAAACTCGCAGCCTATCTCGCGGCCCATGCATACACGGGCGGCGACAGCGGGACATTCGCCGTTGCATCGGATGCGGACATGGATGCCGTCTTCACGACAGGGGAAACAACTAACAGTACTTATGATAAATCAACAATTTATGTGGACTGGAGTGACAAGAAGACGGTAAAAGGAACGATCGCGCGACAGTATACGCCTGCCTGGCACGCACGCGGCATCTGCAACTACGTGCATGTGCCCGGCAATTCCAATATCATGGAATACATGATAAACACGGACGACGCGAACCTCGGCCGGAATGGATTTGTGTCGATGGAGAGCGGCGGATGCTTCGTCCCGTATTTTTTGGACGTCATCAACAAGCAGATTTACAAGAACAATGACTATGCAAAAGTCACAGAAAATCTCAAAAGTGCAGGAAAGACCATTGATAGCGGAAATTATCCGAAACTGAGGGATGTCAAATATTTCAGCATCTTGTTCGGTTCCTTCAGCGCGTATATCGATTACCTCGGAGGTGCATCGTAAATGGCAGGCAGAAAAATCCTTGGGGCAAGCGGCTTGGAAAGGATGCGAGATTCCTACTTCAAGAACGAGGGGGCCTTTACGCATGCGACGCTGGATGCGGCGCTGCCTCGGGCCAAGATCAAGGCGGCTGAAAGTTATGGGAAATACAGGATGATGGATTTGTATCCGGATACCTATGCGACCATGACAACCGTACCAGCGGACCTGGATGTATCGAAACTGCGAGTCGTTGACGGACTGTTCCAAGGGTGCGCGGCCTTGCAGAGCATCGAGGGCCTTGACATTTCCAGCGCGGTGTCGGCGAATGACATCTTCAATGGATGCACCGCACTCAAATCCGTCAAGGGCGTCAACGCACCAAAGTGCGAATCATGGGAGCGTGCTTTTATGGATTGCACGTCGCTTTCAGAGATTGAGGAATGGGACACTTCGGTCATTACGGATTTCCATCGGATGTTCGAAGGATGCACGGCGCTTCCTGAAACGTTCCCGTGGACGCTGGACGTGTCAAATGCACAGCAGAAGAACACGAAATATACGTGCCGCATCTTCGCGCAATCCAGTGTCAGGAACGTCACGTTGAAGCAGGACTGGCGCCTGAATATCAATATTAAAGATCACCCGTTCCAATACATCGTTGGCAAGTATTTCGAGGAATACAAAAGGCATAACGTCGTCGATACGACGGCGGCCAGCATCGATATTCCTATCCAGATTGGAAACGATACGTATACCGCCCGGCTGCCAGAACCTGCCGACTGGGTGAAGGAAAGCTACTTCGATTCCTATCGAAAGATTTGGGACCTATGGTTTTCCAAGCATATCAGCGGTGACAGCATCGCGCTGTATTCGAAAGAAGAGACGGCCTATACCTATACGGATGCAAGCGGCACCACGCAAAACGGCGTGAGATATACGCCGAAAACGTATGCCGAAGATCCGACGAATTATCAGGATGTCATCACGTATGAAGAAAAAATCAATCGAGATACAAGCTATGTTAATTTTTATTGGAGCGGAGAGGGTAAATCTACAAGCATTCCTGCGAAATCCATCTATTTCAAGAAGAAGATAACCCACATTTTGAAACCCGCCATCAACATCACTTGGGCATGAGGAGGCAAAGCATATGGCAGTCAAGCTGATTACCATCGAGAACATCAAGTACATCATCAAGCAGATGAGCGCGACGTTCTGTGCGCCGTTTGCACAGAAGCTGTCGCCGGGCGCGAAGCTCAACGGCATCCTCTTCGATGGAACAAATGACATCACCATTCCCAATTCGCCGATTACGAACATCGAGCTCACATCGGCACATTCCGTCTCCATCATGTACGACGGCGAGACGAATGCTCGTACCGTCATGATGGGCGACGGCATTTATTTCTATGATGGAACGAACCTCTACAACCTCATCAAGGTCACGAAGAACACCGACGGCACGTTCACCATCACGAGCAACCTGAGCCAGACGACTACGGCAGCATCGGGGACAGACTCCGTGACATCATCGTCTGGAACGAGTTCTGCCAAGAATTCGATTGGCTTTGTCACGAACGACGAATGATTTTGAGAAACGAGGTGCGGCATGAACATCATTCTGGATTTGTTCAAGAGCTGGATTCCCACAGGAACGGAGGTACAGGCAGGCGGCATGGTATCGGCAGTCGGAACTCTCGTCACGTATTTCATCGGATGGGACGACGCTATGGAAGCGCTTCTGACGCTCATGGTGCTCGACTATCTCACGGGCCTCCTGGCGGCCTACATCAGCCCGGATTTGAAACTGAGCTCGGAGCGCGGCCTCAAAGGCATCTGCAAGAAAATCATGATTCTCCTGCTCGTCGTCCTCGGGCACGAAGTGGAGAAAGCCGTCGGCATCCCCGCCGTCCAGTCCGTTGTTGTCTGGTTCTTCATCGGCAACGAGGGACTTTCCATCGTCGAGAACGCCGCCAAAGCCGGACTGCCTGTACCAGCAAAACTGCGGGAGGCGCTGGAACAATTGTCACATGAGAAGGGAGCAAGGAAATGAGAGAAGCAACACTTGATGAAATCTACCAGCTCGCGGCAAACGCTCGCGAAGACATCTGGGACATCGCGAAAGCCTACGGCCGCGACCCGAAAATCTACCTGCATTGGTCAGCAGGGCATTACTTCCATACGTTTGAGGACTACCATATCAATATCACGGCCGATGGAAGATTCTACATCGCGACCGAAGACTTCAGCGATGTCCTTGCACACACTTACAAGCGCAACAGCGGTGCGGTCGGCATCGCACTCTGCTGCGGCGTGGACGCCACGACGAATGACCTCGGCAGCGAACCGCCGACTGCGGACCAGATTGAGGCGATGGCGCAGGTGACTTGGAAGGTCGCCGATGCGCTTTGGCTGACTATCAACAAAGACCATGTCATGACGCATGGCGAGGCAGGGGACAACGAAGATGGCCTCTATACGCACGACAACTATGGCCCGAAATCGACCTGCGAACGCTGGGATCTCGAATACCTCGGTACGGACGAGAGCCCGAGCTTCAACCCGTGGGCGACGGATGGGAGCCGTGGCGGCGATGTGCTGAGGGGGAAGGCGCTCTGGTACAAGAACAACGCAAACTAACACACGCGTGCGTTAACTAACAGATGAGCGAACACGCGCGTGCGTTAAGCAAAGTGTTTGACGGCACGGAAATGGCGATGTACCGTGAGCAGTCAGCGGAAGCGTCAGGAACGTGCACTCGAAAAGAGGATGAACGACGGCTATCCCGGCCTCGTACTGCTCGAAGACTTGTATGACTTCGAGCAGTTTCTGGCAACGAAGGGCTGGCGGTCGGGCATCACTGAAGGACGCGAGCTCATGCACGTTCACAGGAACAAGGGCGAAGAAATCGTCGTTGTTTTCAACGAAAAGAAGCACCAGACTACGACTTCTCGCCGTGGCATGGTGCTTTGGTATGATTGGCAGATATTCTGGAAGGAGAATGCATTATGGGTTCCAAATGGGTAGAAGTACGGGACAGTCTCGTGGATGTCCTCAAGGTAGATGAAGTCACCGAAGCAGCCAAGCAGCAGGTCACGTCGGCCATCCTCTCCGAAGTCCTGCCGGCTGTAGAGAACGCAGCAGATGCATTCGTCACCGCGACGCGCGAGCAGAGCAAGACGGAGACGGGCTGGAACAAATGGCGCGATGGCATCGTCCTCCCGCTCATCATCAGCGGCGTGCTCTATGCCATGAAGACCGTGCTCGAAAAGACGGTATCGAACACGGCGGGCGCGGCAACGATGGAAACGTCCAATGCCGTAACCGCATAGAAATCCGCATAAACATCCGCATAGAAAAGAGCTCTCGGCCATTGTGGTCGGGAGCTTTATTTTTGTTGTTGCTTTTTCTGACGAACTTCCATATAATCAAAGCATGAAGGTGGTTTCCATGAATGAATCGCTCAAAAAATGTCAGAAGGATGCAATTGCTTTTTGAAAGGAATGGCTTCTACATTGGATATTGGAGCAACCATTCCTCTGGATATTAGCAGCCTTTACACATCGCCAGAAGAGGCTGATCGTGAAGCTTTGGCGAGTGATTGGGGCACAGTCGGAAACGATTTAAGGATTGCGATGGAATCGTATGTCGAATAAAGAGAAATAGTAAGGGTTGACGAAAGAGCTCTTGACCATTGCGGTTGAGAGCTCACATTTTTTTCGCAAAAATCAACCTGAAAAGATTGATAAACAATCGAATTGTGCCTATAATAAATATAGAAATTGGGAGGAGGGGTTGCATCATGGGTGACGCTGAAGCTCTGCAGAGAGTCATGAGCGTAGCAGAAGCTGCGAAGCGCTGGGGCAAAGCCGTTATTACCGTCCGGCAGGCATGCACTGGATACAAGAAAGCCCCAGCACGTTTCCAGGCAAATGAAGCACGCCAGTCTGGCAGCACATGGCTCATCACAATCGATGGCATGACGCGCGTGTTCGGCGAAGAACCTGAAAAATAGGTAGCAAAAAGCCCGGCCATCGCGGTCGGGCTTTTCGTTGCTTTTTCGGCGGCAAAATCATTCTCGGCGGCAAAATGGCGGCAAATAG